TAATATATATAGCCTCATAGTCTGTAGCGTATTGATCGTGCAAATCAAGTTTTTTCCTTAAAAACTCAAGCTCTGCCTGAAGCTGCAGACCTTTCATAATTGCATCAGAAGTACCTGCATCTGCAAGTTTTTGTAACTCTATATCATCTAGCGCTTTTCTTTCTTCCAACATCTTGATTTGGTCTTGAAAATCAGCCTCCCTAAATTTAGCCTTTACCTGTGCTAACTTTATTTCTGTTTGCTCAGAATCTTTTTTATGCTTTTTTTGCAGTTCAAGTAATTTCTCTAAGTAGTCTTGTTCTTCACTCAACATCAATTCATTTCTTTCATCAGCAAAGAGCTTGTCATTTTCAAGAATCTTAATTTTGGCCTGTTGAAACTCTTTTAAATATCGTTCTGAAGTAATAACAAATCCATCTTCAGGCTTTCCCTTTTTCTTTTTATCATCACCAAAGATTACAGTGGCAGGGTCAACACCTGTTTCTTTTTCTATGTGAGTTCTAAGATTTGCAATCTCCTCATCATAAACCTCTTGAGTGTCGTGAAAGTATTTTTTTACAGTTCCTAAAGATATATCATTGTCACCCATAAAGCCTTCTATAAAATTATTCATCGCCTCTCTTTCTTCTAGCACATCAGAGCCAAAAAATGAGCCAAAGGACTCTGTCATATCATCCATTGTGGATGTTCCTCTTTTACCCATCCTTTCTAGTGCTATCTCTAAAAACTTTAATGCAGTTGCCTCATCTTTAAATTTTTTACCATTAAACTCAAATTCTACAAAGTCTTTCTTCAATTTTTCTACAGCTAAACTTGATTTAAGCATACCCTTAGAAAGTTCTTCAAAAACCTGAACAGCCTGTCTTTGCTTCATTGTTTTTATAAGAGTTTCAGTAGCCTTTGTAACATCATCTATACTTGACTTTTCTGTTAAAAGATGGTCAGTATATTTTTTCATATCTCTGTTCAACTTAACTATAAGAACAGATTCTTCTCTTTTTAATAAATTGTATTTTTTATTGTTAAATGTAGAATCATTTATTATATTGCCCTCATTGTCAGTAAGTTTATTAAGCTCTTTCTTAATTTCAATAAGTCTTTCTGAATTTTTAGCTTGTCCCCTATAGGCAACGCTACCCTCGTCAAGTTTATCATTAAAGTTTTTTATGTTGTCTGCAGCTAAATTTATGTCGCTATTGAAGAAGGCTAGTTTCGATATTAAAGTACCCAAACCAACAACAAGCAAACCAATACCTGTAGAAGCAACAACCCTCTTTATTGCAGCACCAAAACCATTAACTGCTATAGTGCTTTTAAACAATGCTTTTGTTCCTTTCGCAGCCATAGCAGCTTTTAAAGCTAAAGCTTTAGTAAAAAGAGTGGTTAATAAAGTTGCAGATTTCACACCAATAACATATACACCAACTAATTTTGCTAGATTTTTTATGACTCTACCTATTTTTGCAATTCTACTAATACTTTGCTCACTTGCAATAGCATTGAATCCTCTAGCAAAAGAATCAAAAACTTCTTGCAACCTACCTCCAAACAAATCAACTAAAGCAATCTTTAGTCCGTCTGTAGCTGACTTAAAACGAAGCAAAGCTCCCTCAAGACTGTCGCCTACGATTTCAGCCATAGCTTGTGCAGCTCCCTCTGAGTTTCTTAAGGCATTTGTTAGTATTTCTACACTTTCACCACTATCTAGTATTCTACCAAAAGCTGCTGCAGTTCTTCTATCGGTAATACCCAAAACATCTGCTAGGTCAATGTTAGAGTCTTTCATTTCTTTTAGCTTGGGTATAAGCTCATCAACACTACTTACAGAACCACCTAATCTTTTTGATAAATCAGATGTGGGGTCAGCCAACCTTAAAAATATATTCCTTAAAGACGTACCTGCAATAGAAGCCTCAATACCTGCATCGGTCAAAGAAGCTAATAATGCAGTAGTACCTTCAATTTCAAAACCTGCCATTTTAGCAATAGGAGCAACTTTGGTCATTGATGTTTGAAACTTCTCAATGTCTAAGGCTGAACTTGTAAAGGCAGTAGCCATAACATCTGCTACTCTTGCAGCTTCACTTGCATCAAGTCCAAAACCTCGTATGGCAGAACCTAATACTGTTGCAGTTCTTCCCAAGTCCTCTCCTGCTGCAGTTGCAGTTGCAAGTGCTGCTGCTTGTGCATCTAGTATCTCTATAGATGTAAAACCAAGCTTTGATAAGTTTGTTTGCAGTTGTGCCACCTGTGTCGCAGTAAAGAACGTTGTTCTACCCAAAGCCTCTGCAGAATCTTTTAATTTTTCAAACTCAAGGTCTGTCGCACCACTAATAGCTCTAACTTTCTGCATTTGAAAATCAAAATCCTTAAATACAGTGACAGAATCTTTGATTTGTTGTGTCAATACGCTAGTTACTTTTTTCAATCCATCAACAGCAAGTTGAGCAATACCAAAAGCTTTAGCCATCTTCATAGTAAACCCACCTGCATTTTTGGTGGCCTTATTCATATGTTTTAATTCATTTTGCGCCTTCTTATATTCTGACCTTGCTGCTCTTAACTTAGCCTCGTTTTCAGCAAAAGATTGAGCAGTTTCTTTGTTGATGTTTTTAACATCTTTGTTTTCTTTCTTAAGCTCTCTAAGGTTTTTAGAATACAATTCAACATTTTGTCTTAACTGTATAAGCTCTTTATTACCTATTACAGAAACCTTGATAAGTGTATTTACGTTTTTTGCCATTATATTTGTTTTGTTATGCTATCTAATGAAATTTCTAATTCTACTGTCATTCCTTTCACAATCTTACTGTGTATGCTATTTTTTCTTGAACCAAAAGGTCTAGTAGCAAATCCCCTTCTAAATCCGTTTCTTGAGAATCTAAAAGCACCCCTAGTTGGAGAGCCTTCGTCTTGTATTGCTTTCGCTATTGCAAATGCCAAAGCCTTGTCAGGATTTTTTGAGTTTGCTATTTTAGGATTATTTGACTGAATACCTCTTTGCTTAACCCAATCTTCTATTGCATATACACTAGGCAAAGATCTAGGTATAAAGCCATCGTTTATCGCAGATGCGTAATCTACCTCGTCTGCTAATACAGTAAGAGTAACGTTGCCACCAAACTCACTAATATTATATCCAATACTATCCCTAAGTCTGCCTGTATTAACGTGTCCTTGCCTTTCTAACTCTCCTCTTATTGCAGCAACTAAGTCTATACCGACTTCAGTCAAGATTTCTCTCATTGTGGATTTACTAACTCTTGCCATTTACACAGATTTAGATTGTGATGCTAATTTAATAATTGATTCTTCAACTTTAGTTAGGTTTTTATCTAAAGCTCCATCATAAGCAGAAAAGTGCCATATCCCACCATTAAATGACAAATCTATATTTCCTGTTCTTCCAAGTTGGTCGAAAACAAAATCACTTGTAGGGCAAGTTTGTGTTCCTATTCTAACACCATTTTCTCTTATTGTTAATTGGTCTTTTGACCTTATAACAGTTATTAGTAATGGATTTGATGATGGAGTGTAATAAAATGTACTTGAATCAAACACAACTGAGTTTGATGAATCAAAGCTTAATTTGTAGCTTTTATCTCCAACATCTCCTGCTGAAAAAAACATATCGTTATCATCAGACTTACCCAAAAATCTCATATACTTATTTACAGGGTGTCCAATTATCTCAACATAAAGAAAAATTGTAAAATCTCCTGAAAGTGTAGCAGCAGAGTTTAAAGACATAAAGCTGCTGTTGTATATACTGAAGTAAATAGGAGATTGATTGATAACACCTTTGCCATATTTTCCTAATATTGGCATATTAGCAGATGTAGATTGAGAAAAAGAAAACGAATCATAGCTACTTATCCATTTTGAAACAGCTCCACCACTTGAAAAAACCTTATGGTTATAGTTAAATATACACACAGGATTTATATTTTTTGTGGTTTTTGTTGTTACCGTTCCTAGCTGTGGAGTTGTTGTTGTAACTTCTTCTTCTTCGGCAAACACAGTTTGTGTTTTAGATGTTGCTTTTAGTGAGTTTTGTATTCCAACTCTGTAACTATTTGTTAGTTTTAGGTCAGAATAATTTGAGTATGAACCCCCATCATCATCGTACCCCTCTCCTGACTTGTAAACAACCTTTACCAAAGCACCATCAACAGTGCAATAAACGTACTGTGATAAACCATCTTCTCTTTGTTTTTTATATATTTTTGACATTATATATTTAATGATTCTGAAATGTTCATAACTAAATTAGAGCTAACATCTTTTTTGCCTAAGTCAACATACTCCACAAGCTCAACCTTTGTGCTTTCCTCTAAGTGTGGCTTAAAGTCTATTATCTTGTTTATTCTGTAAAAGAATCCGTCTATAAAAATAAGCCTTGAAAAGTCAAGAATCGCCATATCTGTATTAGTTAAATTAAGATATATTGTTTTTATTCTAGGTCTTTGCTTTAATTGCTCAACCATCTTAGAGTAAAAAGACTGATATAAGCCAACGTGAGTTTGACTTCCCTGACCTGAAAAATCATAAGTAATATTATTAAAAGACAAGTTGGGGTCTAATAATAATTCAGTTCCATCATAAGTTCCTGCACTTAACTGCACAAAAGAACCAAACGTGTCGTTGTTGTCTGCGCTGTTTTTAGCATTATCTAAATGAAAAAAGTTGGCTCTACAAAAATTACGTTCAAAAGCATTAGAGGCAGTAGCTTCTCCACTATCGTTGTAGGAGTAGCCTGTCGCTTTACCTGACCTGCTGCTCAAATATTGATTATCGCCACTATAAGCAGGAAGCGTTACTAATATTCTAGCTCCTATGTTAAATTCTTTTTCAGCTCTCTCTATGCTACGTTCAGAGTCTATAGCTGTAAACTTTGTGTGATAAATAGGTATAAAGGGTCGCCTTGTAAAGGAGTGACCTGCATCTTGGTCAATATAATCACCTTCATACCAATTAAAAGAAGGAGAAAAATATTTATTCTCAACCTTGTATGTTCCGTCTGTAAAAACACCATCTGTATTCAGCTCCCTGTAAGAACCCCATTGAGTTTGATTTTTTTTATTAAACCTCTCTAAAAAAGCATCTCCTGAAGCGTCTTTATATTTTATTATTAACTCTGACTTTATATCGTTTATAAACTCATCTTCAATAGGCTTTGAATAGTCCACCTTAGATGTCCAATCTCTAGCTTCTGTGTAGTCTTGATAAAAATGGTCGTAAGGCTCAACCTTTACTATCTTTGATTTAGAATCAGTAGAAAACTGAAGGTTAAACATTTGAGATATTCCTGATACAAAATCAGACTGCTTTCCTTTTGGTATAAGGAATTGAACAGGGGAATAATCCTCACCTACACTAATAGTGTCATTACCCATAACCTCAAGAGTACCACTTTGATAGCCAAATTTAACGTGGCCACCATTAAAAGCTGCGTAGTCTGTAACTCTTACAGAAACTACAAATATAAATTTTCTACCAACCTCATTAGAAGAAGTTTCATATTCTCCGTTAAAGTTTTCAATAGAATCGTGGTTGCCGTCTTTTACTAATGATATAGTTCCACTATCCCATCTTCTCACTATATTTGTGTTTGTGTTGTTTCCGTTGTTACTATCTTCTACTGCCTGATAAAAAGAGGTTATATCTTGGTCAAGGTCATCGTCAACCTCCCAAAGCTCTCCCCTTATTTTGTATTTTACTTTTTCATTAAAAACACTACTTACTGAGCTACTATTTCTAAAATGACGAAAGTCTATGTTAAACTTTATGGTGTGAGTTCCTGTTTCATTTATAACAACCATCGTATGGTCGCTTAATGTGGATTGAGTGTTATTACCTGTTTGAACATTTCCTGTTGATGTACTAGTAGGAAGTGGTGAATCATCTAAAGCAAACTCACCACTAAAAGGGTATCTTGCTGCAACATCAGTATTCTGTATTAGATAGCCGAATCTACGACTTACAGTAAGGTTGTTATATCCTATATGAGGCACTGTTGCAAGACTTGAATTATTGTAAGCATAAGCTGCTAATTCAGTATAGCCTTCAGTTCTTTCTATCTTTCCATATTTGTCGTTTAAAAGTTCTGATTGCTTTTCAAAGTTAAGTGGAACTATCAATGACTTAAAAAATTCACTGTTGCAAAACACGCTATCAACTATATAACCCTCTCCTGCAAATATCTTATCCCAAATATTTTTTACATAAAGGCAAGGAACAAAGTCTGCATCTGTTACCTGATTCCTAGAGCTAACCCCCTCTCCAACAGAAAGCAAAGGAAATAATGGCTTGTCAGAGTCAGGATTAAAAGTTGTAGCATCTCTAGCGTTGTTTGAAAGTCCTTGCACATTCTCAAAAATATAACCTGTATTTCCACCACCAACTATATTCTCAAAGGTAAGCTCGTTGAGGTCTTTGTTTTTTAGCTTAGATGCCCAATCCATATTGTCTGAAAGAAAATTACAATCATACTCCAAAGGCTCTGTACCCTTAAGAACTTTTATTACCTTCAGCGTTCCTGAAACTATTGGAACATTATCAGAGTATATTGTTGAAGATAAAGAGCTTCTAACATTTTTTCTATCTATATTACCGTCTTGATAAATGTGGTTTAGCAGCCTGTTGTTTTTCTTTGTTGCAGGAATTTTAAATGTCTTACTAAATCCACCATTTCTTGAGCTAAAATCTCTAATATCAAAATTTTGATAAGTCAAAGACAAAGGAAACTCATCGCTTGAAGTAATGTCAAGGTCGCCCAATGTGTTATTGTCAAAATCTCTTAACTCTATTCTTATTTCAGCCATTATTTTATAGTTCTTTTCTCTTTGCTTTCAACATAGTTTACAGTCATAGTAGATTGATTCTCGCTATCAAAACTTGTGGTAGTAGCATCTTTTATGTTTACAGGAACATAGTAGTATCTGTTTAATGTGCTATACCAACCACTTGTTGTAGGCAAATCGCTTACATACTCTCTAACCACAATGTAGTCAACATATGATCTACCTGCTTCATTCTCGAAGTTTAAAACTACAATTGGAGCAAAAAACTCAACATTTTCGTGTGCGTTAGCAGGGTCTTTAGGATCGTTAGACTGTCCTTGAAAACTCTCTGTTGTTGAACCTGCTGACAATCTACCTGTTATATAACCTCTATGTACCTCCCATTCATCATCAGTTTCTTGGTTGTAGCCACTTAGCGTAATGTAGTGCTGAGATGTATGACTATCTACACCATTTGCATTTACAAGTGTCGTTCCGTCTGCTGCAATACCTGCTAAACCAACATAGTTTTTAGCATCAGCGCTTTGACTCGCAACTTTTATCCTTACCTCAACCTCGTAAATTTTATTTGGATCGTAAGGAAACTTTTTAGCTTTAGCAATCGCCCAAAGCTCATCAACATCATCACTATTGTTGTTGTTTCCTTTTCTATAAGCACCTGAACCTGCTATATGTCCGTTTGTAGTTGTTATTGTATCATCAGCTGCATCTTCCACAACGTTAGTCGAGCTAAATGTAGTCCAATCAGCCTGTAAAGCCGTGAGGCTATCAAAGTTATCTCTAAAAACCTCTTTGCCTCTCCAACCTCTTTCCACCCATACATTAGGAGATGATAGTAAATCTTCCATCATAGCCTGTTCTTTTCTTGGATAAGGTCTTGATACTGCCTGACCTTCTCTAAAGGCTTTCACAACGGATTTAGACACACCTCTGTATTCATCTGATGTCAATCCACCAACTCTAGGAACTAAAGCTCCATAATTGGACTTAAAGTTAGGTATATTACCATTCCAAAAATTATGATTGGTATCATTACCTGATAATTGGCTTTGGAAGTCAGGATATATAGTTTGCTCGTAAGTTTTAGAAGAAACATTTATACCCTCAGTAGCTGAACCATCAAAAGTGTAGCTATCAATACCACCCAATCTATTTTGCCAATGAAACCTTACTGATTCACCAAAATATTTTCTATCTTCTGACCTGTGGTCTATGTAGTAATATAAAGTTTGACCTATCTCTCTACTTTCATTTGATGTTAAAAACTTAACGGTATAGTATTCAATATTATGCCAATCTCCAATCTTTGGAACACCATCTGCAGTGGTATTAGTCCAACCAACTACTGACTCCTTTATGTTTCTTGTTCCAACACCAAGTTGAAAAACTGCAAATTCAGGCTTGTTTGCATTAAAATCATTGTCAGAAGGAGAACCTCCCCAATGATAAACACCACCTGAAGAACTATAAGTGCCATTTCCTGCTGCTGAAAAATTTAAGTTTAAAGCTAGTGTTACGCCCTGCCCATTTGTAAGACCACCACCACCTTTAAGAAAAAACCTAATCTGAGCATAAGGGTAGTTCTCACCATCTCCGTTATCCATAATAGCAGTTAAGTATTCGCACTCATCAGTCCCTATTATCTTGTAGTTAGGTTTTAGCGTAAGGCATCTAGCTCTTTGAGTAGCGTTTTCTGCACTAAAAGTAAATGCTTTTGACAGAGAGTTGTTTTGTTCTTCGGCTGAACTACTACCTATCATAGCATTAGACAATACTAAGCTGTGCTGTTCTTCGTCAGATAAAGCTACATTGGCAACAAAAATATTATCCACTATGTCTAAATCACTATCTGTAGCAAGACGACCACTAGAATTTACAAACTCAGGTCGCATACGAACACTAAACTCCTTAAACATATGATAAGAAGGCATTGACTGAGTTATATCTCTTTGAACCTTAGTGGTGGTGTCGTGAGTACAAGCTCTTAAATCAAAAGAAAGGTAATCTCTACATATACTGCTTATATCTAAGCTGAAATATTTGTATGATACGCCATCGTTAGGTGTTGCATCATCACCCCAATTATGTATGCGTGGACTTGGCTGAACTCTAATCGTTGATTGATTTTCATACTCATATTCATTAGTCCTAGAATCTCTAGGCGTTATTATAAACTGAACGCTTTTATAATCTTCTAATCCTGATCCTGTAAGCCTTGTTGTAAATTTTATAGGCTCATATGCAGACATTATAACGGTGTCTTTTGGTGAGTCAATAAATTGCTGTGATACTGCCATTATATACTATATTTATGTTTTAGGTAATCCGTTAGTGTTTTTATTTTAGCATCTTCAAGGGAACTTCCAAATATTATCACTTCCTGAATAGATCCTTTAAAAAATGTAGAGCTTCCTGAAACAGAAGAACCTAGTGTTAGTTTTGTTGACGTTCCATAATCAGAAAAACTATCAAAAGAAGGTGCTGATTCATTATCTATCATTGTTGTTTCCTTGTATATCTTTGATGTTGTGTTGTTAAATGTGGCTACAAATATAGATAGAGTGTTTGATGAATATGAGCTGCTACTTACGCTAGTGTCATCTGTGTCGTCATCTGAGTGTGTTACTTGCCAAAAATTTGATGAATCTACATCTATATTAAATCTTTGAATTGAAGCGTTATCGTTTTTAGCTAAAAATCTACCTTGCTGACTATCACTTTTGGCCACCCAAGCTATTGTATGATTTTTTGGTATTCCACTACCTGAGTTTATTCCACCGTTTACACAGCTCATAAAATCATTACTACCATCAAAAAGAAGATAAGGGTAGTCGTTTTCCGTTATCTCATACTTGTATTGTGGCATCTTTATTGCTGTAGCTTGTTCAAAGTGATTTCCGTTACCACTTTGGTCTATCCACTTGCTTACAACCTCATTACCACCACTAAACGAAGTCTTAACACCCATATCGCTACGAAGCCAAACTAAAGGACTTAAATTAGTAATTCGTGGCTCATCTGTAAATGTAAATGAGTGTGAAAATGAGTTTAGAGTAAAACTAAGCCTGACTTGTATCAACTTGTCATTATATAGTTCTTTTTCTCGTTCAACAGATATACTGTCAGGACTTAATATTACTTCTTTGTTTGTATAGCTATCTAAAACTCTCTGTAACCAACTCAAAGCCTCTTGCTCCAATAATGTAAACACACTATCAAGAGAACCTGTTTGATTTTGATAGTATGGCTTAACTATTAAACACTCATAAGAATATTCTTCTTGAACATCTCCTTCTGTTGTAGGAAGAACTGATGTTGGTGGCAAAACCAATAACAATGGATAGTCGTTGTTGTGATTTTCATTTATTTCGTTTTCATAACCAAAAATAAAACCACCATTTATCCATTTTTGCTCAAATCTATTAGTTAACTCTCTTAATTTATTAAAACTCATTTTTTATTAACTTGTTTACTCTGTTCTTCTTGTACTGCCATCTCAAAGTCGCTTTTTGATGTTTTCCAAGATAAATATGTCATTACCTTATAAAACTTCTCATCTTTTACACTTTGTATTGCATCTTTACCGTTATTTGTAAAAATACCGTCTAAAGCTATGTCATATAGAGTGTTTAGCCAACCATAAGGCTTCATTATCTTACTAGCCTTTACTACTGCTATGCTTTTTGAATTGCCTTCTCTAAAAACGTTTGGATAACGTTTAGCGAGTTGATCGTTTGTCTGTTCAAAAAAAAAGCGAACTCCCAAACGATGTCCATTGTCAATCTCTTAAAAGCCTTAGCTTTTTCATCAATATTGTCTAAATCAACCTCCTCATCAACCGATTTACACAAAATAGCCATCTGTTCAGGTAAAACATCAAATCTACCATTCTTCAGGTACTCTGTATTCATTTCTAGCTGCGTACTCTCTATATATTCGCCAAAAGTCCCATCTCTAAAGAAATCCATAGGGAAATAGTAAATATCTCCTTCAAATTCAAAGTGAGTCAACCCTTTTGGCTTATATTCCTCTAATATGTTATCTAAAGAACTAATAACAGCTCCTATATCGTCAGTATTAACCCTTTTTACTTTTTCTTTACTCATTCCTGTCATATAACAAAATAATTCGTTATACATCTTAATTTCTTGAGTAAAAAAGAACTTAGCTAGGTCTTTACCCTCATCAGCCTTATCTTGTTCTTCAGTTCTCTTGTATTTTTGCAATATTTGATAAATACCACAATAATACTCAAGTGTCATTTCATTCCAATCGCTAGGAATTTCTTTTTCCTTGCCATCTATTTCTATTACTAACATTCTAAATCTTTTTCTAGTTGTTCTTTGGCTTTCATATCAGAAACCATATCACTAAGTTCCCCTACTGCATCTAAAGTTGAATCAAGACATTTTCTTAACTCAAGCTCAAAATCAATGTACTCCTCCAACTTTTTTGTTCTTGCTCCTGTAATAAAACCCATACAAGCGTACAAAGACAAGTTTGGTATAATGTATAGCCACTCATCAACAGAGTCGCCATCTCCATTATCAATGAAGTCATTAGAGTAAGACACTATATGCTTCAAAATGTTATTAAACTGCGAAAATTTTTCTATTGTTGTGTCGTGTTCCGTCATAACATAGATTCTTCTCTGTAAAAAACGCAAATGTCTTTTAACAATACGTCTATGATTGCTATTCATACATTTTATATTTTTCATAATGCAAAAATTGTTAATTTATTTCTAAAAGTTTCGCAACTTTTGGTCAAACTTGTATTTTATACCCATTTTATCCAAAATATAGCACATTATTACCTGAAAAGTGCTTATTAAGAGCCATAACAAGACAATCTACCATATCATCGTGCTTTGCAGATGGAAATTGCTGACATTGTAGCAAAAACTCCTCGTTCCAATGCCCTTTGAGTAAAGATACCCTTCCTGTTTCTATACTTGCGCTTATGTCTTGAACTCTGGCAACCTTATCTTTTGTTGGTGGCTTATCATCTTTTACGTTTAGTCCTGTTTCTCTAATTAGTGTTTGAACTATTGATTTACCACTAGCTTTAGGTTCTACATATATTTTTGATTGATTGCTATATCCGTTTTTATGAACAAACTTCTTTATGTGTCTAATTAGGTCAGGAAACTCAAGTCTTACGTTTTGAACTTCTCTTATTTGCCATTTACCATCAAAAAATGTGTATGCCATCAATGCTGATGGGTCATTCTTCTGACTTGCTGTGTATGCAGGATCAATAACAAAGTTTACAACACCTTCTGTCTTTTCATTATCAATCTTAAACCAATTTTTCTGTATCATACCACTATCGGCAGGTGTTGGTCGCTGCTGTAGCTGTCCTGCGTAGCCATAAGAACCTAATGCTGACTTATAGTCGTCTAAAATCTCTTTACTAAACCTTTCTTTCCAAAAAAGTCCATCTTCATAGTATTTTGACAGCTCATAAGGTCTTAAATCTTCAGAAAGCTCGGCAGGTATGCAAATATGCTCGTGTTTATCAGGAGAATTGTATAAAAGATAACCACTAAGGTCGTCTTCGTGTACTCTCTGCATAATTATTATTCTAACCCCTGTTGTTGGATTGTTAAGTCTTGAATATAGTGTTGATTTATACCATTCGTTAGCATTATCCCTTTCTGTTTCCGATGCAGCGTTTTTTGGAGATGTTGGATCATCTACAAGAATTATATCCCCACCCTGACCTGTAACAGAACCACCAACAGATGTTGCCCTTCTAACTCCTAGATGATTATTTTCGTATCTAGCTTTTAGGTTTTGGTCTTTTTTAATGTGAAATGTTTCTGACCAATGGCTTTGAAACCACTCGCTTTGTATTATATCTCTTGACTTTGTTGCGTGTTCTATGCTAATCTCTGCAGAATATGATGCTGTGATAAACCTCATCTTTGGATATACTGCCCAACACCAAGCAGGAAACATAACTGTTACTAATAATGATTTAGTGCTACGGAAAGGAATATTGATAATTATATCCTTGCCCTTTCTCTCTCCTCTGATTATTCTTTCTGCTTCTGCCTGTAGAATATCGCAAAGATATTTATGATGAAAATTTGTTGATAATGGTACTGATGGCTCTGCGATAGGAAAGGCTTTGACAAAGAACTCGTAAAATGACTTCTCGCATATAGCTTTCTCCATCGCCTTCAATAAGGCTTTCTTTTTGTCCTTATTCATCTACTTCTTCAAAATCCGTTTCTTCTGCCTCCATCTCCTCCATACGTTTTTTTAGGTCATCAACACTCATAGTATCATCTAATGTTATTTCTATTTTTGTGTTGCCACCTGTATTTATTTCCGTTGATTGAAGTTTGGGTATGGCATAGTTAAGAAGTTTTGCTACTGCACTAATATATGCTTCAGGATTTTTTTCTGATAATTTTTCTAGTGCGTTCCTAATATTTTCTTCCTGACCTGCTAAAGCTAAAGTGAGAACCTCTCTTGAAAATTTTGTTACTTTGTTTATAGAGCCTTTGGTTCTGCCTCCCATAACATTTCCAACTTGGAATGGTCTGCCAACAACCTTCTTCTTTTTTTCTTCTGCCATACGCAAATATAACAAAAAAACCTTAACCTTATATTTAGCCTTATCTATAGCTTTATCTTTATTATGTAGGGTACTATATACCCTTGCCCAACCCTTAAACCTATAAAATAGACTTTTAAAATTTTTTTTGTGTAATATGGGGGTCTGATTTTAGTTTCCTTCCAACTTTTGCGTAAAACTTTAATATCTAAACACTAACTTCGTAGCGTTCTTGCAACGTTGATTAAACGTACTCCAAATTAAAAATAATTCTATTCCTAAACAACATATAAAATTGGATTTCATTTTGTTGTGGTTGCATATATTTGCTTACCCCAACTTGCAAAAAAAATTGACGGAAAATCTTGTGGAAATTCCGTCAAAAGTGCGTTAAATTTGTGTTAATTTGTGTAATTCAAGAAAAAAATTAGCCAAATATTGCAATAAGTAACGCCAACAACAACCAAAGTATTGGCAAGGGTGCTTTATCAAAGTTAAAACCACGTGAAATGGATTTCCATTAAGAAACAAACTCCAATGATTATTGGCACACTTAATAAATAAAGAACGTCTTTTTGCTTTTGTGTTAAGTTCATAATTGTAATGTTTTAAAGATTAATAAATTAATAGTCAATGTCTGATGTTAAAACAAAGTCGTTAACATTTCCACCGATATACGTTACATTTTCGGTAGCATACCAACAGCCGTCAATCTCGCTATAACTTGCGCAATCTTCACATCTGTACTCGCCTTCATCTTCTACATATATTCTATCGTCATCGTCAATGGGTGCGCCGCAACACTCACACTCCTGCTGCTCAACTTCCGAGAAACTACCACTAGTAGAATCGAGTAAATGTGTGCTGTCGCTTTCTTTGTCAATTGTTAGTGTATTGTCACACTCATTACCAAACTTGAATGTGTCCATGTAAGGCAAGTGATAAAAGTCAGTAAGCTCTGCGCCATCAATACTAACATAATCAATTGGAGGGCAATACCTACCACGAATGTTGTCAATCGTTATTTGTCGGAAATTAAATCCAAAAACTTTATTTTCCTTTGTATCAATGTTGTTCATTTTGATAATTTGCGAAATCATTGATTTGTATATGTCTAGCGATAAATTCTCGTTTTGTGCATAGGTGTAAATTCTATCAATGTAGATGCAATCTGAGTTTAGTCGATTTAATTTCCACACAAGGCAACGAGCCAATAAAGTGTCATTTTCAATGATGGCGTACATCTTAACAGGTAGATGATTGAAAATCTCAAAGTAAGAGGTTGGTTTTTCTTGCATACAGGACATTGTCCCCAACAGGTGATTCTTCATAGCGTATATGTCGGCTATGTCATTACCCTCGAAAACTTTTAGATTTATCTTTCTTAATGCAAATAAATTCTTTTTTAGTTCGTCAACTATTTTATGCACTTTATAATCATCTGTGACAATCTCGTTAAAATGTTTATTGATAATCTTTTCAATCGTTGTATGATAAAAAAACTTTTTTCTTTGCGCTTTGTCAAAGGTTTTGCCTGTCATTTGGCCGTACTCAATAAGCTCATTTTGTCGCTTTTCGGTAGTGTAACTAATCTTTGTAAAATCGCTTTGACTAAACCCAAGTTTTATTGGGGTGCTAGTGTTGTAAGGTTTTTTAATATAGCCATCCTTCTGAATATCTTTGATGGCGTTGTTAAATAGTTGGTTTATTGAATTTTTCATTTTTGATAGTTTTTAGATGTTTCACGTGGAACAATTAATAAGTTAAATTTGTTTCTAGTAGTTTGATTAGGTTTACATCAAATGGAATACTTGATAATGTTTCAGGCTTCACTAGATACAACCAATGCTCATATCCATAGTCATTTTTTTCTAGTAAGTCACCTAGTTTAGCAACTCCGTTGTAATCTGAGTACCTGTCGAATAATTGTAATAAAGTCATAATGTTTTTTGTTTAATTATTAATATGGTACAAATGTAAAACAAATTTTTTAATTACACAACAACAAATTTAAACTTTTTTTAAAAAAAATATATTTTTAGTAAATTTCTTCTCTAGTAATTTTCTTCTATTTTAATAACTTTTTTTTTAGGTGTAACGATATTACAGAAGGGCGTTAATGCCTTAAAACGCTTAAAAACGGCCTTAAACGGCATCACGACTTATCAACAAAATAATTGTTAATAACTTTATTTGCATATGTCAAAAATAATTTGTAAAGCTAGTTGGTGTACAAACTACACTAAGGTAAGTGTACAACATACACTAAGGTAAGTGTAAAAGCTACACTAAGGTAAGTGTAAGAACTACACTAAGACCAAACATAACCCTATGGCAGTCCCCTAGCAGTTACTTGGCAGTTTCTTGGCAGTTACTTGGCAGTTACTCAGCAGATACTTGGTGCTTTGTTTTAAATATTTTTTTATAATCAAAACATAAATAAAAATAATAACACAAAAAAAAGGTGCGAGGAACTATCAAAACCTCACACCTGAAAAAGTATTGTCACCAAAACATTACAAAAATAAACAATACATTTTTAAAAAGCTTCTTTACAATGATGACATCTTCTGTGGTCTGCATCATAACTTGCGCCACAACAAGCAGTGCCTGTGTCGTCATATATGTCTATCATATCTTTTATGTTAGACATATCTTTAAAATCTTCTAACGTCAAATCATCTACGCTATACCAAGCACCATCATAACTAAATGTAACATCACAGGTTGTTTCTCCTTCCATAACATCTATGTCATAAGCACCCTCTTGATTTAAAAAGTATATAACATCTGATTTGCATAAGTCATCGTCAGCATAGCTCATCTCATCTCTGTCTGACATCAATTTCCAATTATCGTAATTCATATTGTAATATTTTATTTGGTTAATAAATTTTGGGAAAATTGTGGAGGATACCCCCCCCCTAGTGAGGATACCCCTATCCCCCCATTTGTTATACAAATATACAACTTATTTATTAAACTACCAAATTATTTACAATAAGTTTTGTTTTTAAGTATCATATTTATTATGGGTTGACTTACATTATACTTGTCTGCCAACTTGTTCTGACTGATGCCCCCTGCTTTATACTCATCACGGATTGAGTTTGCTTCCTCTAAAGTAAACTTACGTTTAGCATAGCCACCACCCCTACGGTCTTTTCTTTCAAATACATTAACACTCATCTCTTAACTTCTCTAATTCAAATCTTAAATGATTAATAGCTTTCTCTATATCTTCTATATGTTTTTCTTTGTCGGTCATACCTTCTTCCTTTTTCTTTCCACAACGAAGGAGGTAGCTCGTGGCAGTCCCAACATTGTATGATAAATCAAAGCCTGATATAACCTTCCTTGCCTCATATCCGTTGCTACCAACATAGTAGCTTGGAACAGATATGTTGTTGCCAACATTCTTAAATAACCTGTCGTTTATAGCTTTTAGTTCCTCTGAACTCGCTTCTGTTGTATCCATATTTCTAGTGTAGTCGTAGTAGTATTTAGATTTCATCATTAAAGTATTTATCTATAATATCCTTGCATTGGTCAAACCCTTTTGCACAAACAGCATAGTAGCCTCTATCTAATGCGTTCTGAATGAATATCTTCTGCTCTTTGGAGGGATAACACTTCCTGTCTTTTTTTAGCTCTATAAACAATCCTTTGTAGGTTTTGTTTGGCTCGAATATAAGCAGGTCTGATACCCCTCTCAAATATCCTGTTCGCTTTGCTTTTAATCTTTGAGAGTAGTGTCTTTGAAACTGACCACCCATCGTTGCAGTGAATAGCGACTTTGGATATTGCAACCTCAAATAATCTACGATAGCTATTTGTATTCTTTCTTCGCTGTGAAATTCCTTCTCTTTCAAGTGCTTCCTCTAATTGTTTTATTCTTACCTCATACTCATCAAACCTTTTGCGTATTGTTTCCATTTTGTTTTCAATATCACAAATGTCAGAGTTAGTATGGTTCTGTGCGAATATAAGATATAAAACTGAAAGAAGCAAGATTATAATAAATATAGTTTCCATAACTTACAGTTTAATTACTTGGCTATCATCTACTATTGAATCGCAACCAACGCAGTAGCACTCTGAACTATCTAGGCAATCTGATGTGTAAACCTTGCTATCGCACCATTGACATCTACCAATGTTAGTAAGCAGATTATCATCTTCATAGTTATACTCATCTACCATATCCCACCTATCATTGTAAGACTTATGACCAACTAGGCTTCCATTTACATAAGCATACCCAAGCTCGTCATAGCTTTCTTTGTAAGATATTCTGTCTGTAAACTTACCCTTCTTCTTCTTTCTAGGCTTCCAATTAGACCAACTATCCCAAGATTTAGTTTCTGATTTGTGAGCATATAGATTGCAGCCTAGCAAATCTACAAGTGATGAAATCATATCGTAGCAGTTGATAGCATCTGCAACATCTACAACCTCTTTTTCTGAGTGTGGAGAATAGTAGCCACTAGACATATTAGCCACACATACATCCAACCCATTGAGCTTTAGTTGGTAAACATCTGTCAATGCGCCTGACGTTTCCATATATCCGTGCTTGTGTAGTGTGCTAGATATTTTAGTAGAGAAGTCCTCACCAAATAACTGAACACCATATATTTTGTTTACAAAGTCCTTGTTGCCACGCCTGTCTGACTGAAAGCAGTAGCCTACATCTTTGAAGAAGTCCATATCTGCAGCAGAGCTACCAACACAGCCTATCTCCTCGCTGTGAAAGAAAGCACACTTGATAGCGTCTTTTTCTAGTAGGGATTGTAAACCAATCCACACGCCAACCTTGTCGTCACCACCGATGCCAACCTGCTGCTCCACATCGTTGCTAAAAGCAAATAGAACACCATCTCTGTCGTACACACCGAAGTCCTCATACATATCGTGTACTGTATCTGTGTGAGAAACAATACAAGGGTAGTAGTCTGCAACACCTTTGGTAACATACACATTGTTGTCCTTGACTACAACTGTAGCTTGAGGAACATATTTTTTTACGAAGTCTTGAATGTAGGCAATCATTTTTTCTTCCTTGCCTGAAGAAGTTTGAACTGATAATGTTTCAATAAGTAATGTTTTGTAATTCATATATTGGGGTTTTAATTGTTAATACTTGTACAAAGATACGAAATAATTTTGTAACTAACAAACTTTTTTATGTTTTTGTTTTAATAGTTTCCGTAGTAATCTGCAACGCTTACGCTTTCACAATCTCTTACAGGTCTTGTGTTTGCTTGTTCTTTCGATACCATTCTTCCAAACATAAGTTGAAAGCTTACGTCTGTGTTAATTATTTTAGGAACAACAACGTAAGATATTCCATCTTTATCGTCTTTACATATGTTCTGAACGTTTTTATATTTTCCCATTATTTTAATCTTTTTGCTTTGTTAATAGTTGAGTCAATCATTTTCTGACCTTGTTGATGCTTTTGAAAGTCTGTTACTAATTTCTGCTGTCTTTGTAGTTGCGACTTTGTTTTATGTTCCTTGAGCCATATGTTCCAATTACGAACATTCACAAAGCCTCCGTGTTCTGAGTTTCTTATACCCTGATCAAAAGCAAAGGCAACCTCATCCATTTCCATTGATCCATAGTATCTTGACAAATCATCTACTAGAAACTTTGCCATCATTACAACCTGCTGTGTATCAGGTCTTTGACCTAACATCATATAACACTTACTCAACAGGTCAACGCAATCAACATTGAGCTGCTCAAGGTCGTTGCTAAATCTAAACCATATCTGTTTACTCTTATCCATTGTTTATCATTTGTCTAGCCTCTTGCCAAGTGTCTAGTGATTGTTGTACTTTGCCTTTAGTCTGTGTTGCTGTCGTGTTCTTCTCCCAAGTCCTAACAGCAGCCTTCCAATCTTTCATAGGGTTTTTTCCTACCTTCCAACCATTAGATGAATAATAGTCGTAAAACTTCTGTGCATCAACAGAGTTGTTTCTTTCTACACAGTATTCTGCAATATCAACAACTGTTGGTTTTGCAAACCTTTTAGCTTTAGCTTTTTCTTTAACTATAACTATATCTTTATCTTGTACGGTATTAGGTAGGGTTTGCGAACCCTTTACATACCCTTCAAGATTATATCTTTCTAATAGTTGTATTACAGATTTATGAACATTAGAGTTTGGGTTTAGCTCACCATACTGAAACTCAATAAAGTCAGGTATAAACCACTTATCTCCATTGTCAAACGATATTACTTTTTCGCCAAATGATGATGGTAGGTTGTTATGTGATAGGTCAAAGCCTACACGGATTGAAGCCACTTCTAAGTCCACCTCCCATATACCTGCGTGATTGCAGTCATCTAATATGTAGAACCAAAGTAGCTTATGTTGTGGTGATAATTCTCTGACAAATCTTTTCTTCCATTTGTCTGTGTCTGTCATTCTTTTTGCCATAATATATAATTTTGGGGTTAATAGTTTGCAAATGTATAAATAATTATTTTTAATACAAAATCTTTTGCAGGTTTTTTCGTTCAACTACAACTATCATTTCTTGATCGTGTACCGAACCCTTGCGTGGTTTCCTTCCACCTTTTTTAAAAGTTCCTGTTAGGTTATCTATTCTGTCAAACAATATTCCATCGTCAAATGCCCAACATATAACAACAGGCTTACCATACTTTATCTGCTCCTCCTGACAATCAACAATCTTTTTCATTGACACTATGCAGTTTTCGTAGCTATCAATATTTTGATTAGGACAACCCTTAACCTCAAAGCCACACATCCTGTCAAAGTTTTTATTTTTCATCTCATAATCAACAGAGCTAAAATCTCCTTGACTAGAGTAGCAGTAGGCGTATTTATCGCAGAAATATTTTGCAGCTAACTCCTGCCTTGCAAAGTCTTTTTGAGTTTCAAATTTCATAGTTTTTTTTTTATGATTGAGAGATGAGGGTGTTTCCCCCTCAATCTCACAATCAAATATTCTAATAAGCTCCCTTAAGTTAAAAGGGTAATCCATCATCTTCAGCAACAGTTTGTTTAGGTTCAGGCTTTGTTGTAGCACCTACGTTTACTGCCCAAGCTAAAATGTTGTTGTAATAGTTTCCTTCATACAGACGGCCTCTAATATCTATCTTACAAGTAACCTCTGTTCCAACAGGAATTGTATCTATCTTCTCAATGTTATCTTTTACGACTTCCATTTTGATTAGCTGTGGATATTCTCCACGTGTGTTTACTACAAACTCCTTCTTTCTGAAGCCACTTGAAAATTCTTTTGTTTCAAACTTAGCTTCTAATATTCCATTAATCTCCATAATTAAAATTGTTTTTGTTGTTTATTATTTTAAGTTCATTTTTAATTTCATTCATTCTATCTTCGATAATCATTTTTTCTCTATTAAGGCAGTCAAACTCGTCTTGAATATTTAGGAAAGTCTTTTCCTCAAACACCAAATCTCTTATGCTTATGTACCTTCTCATTTCAGCTTTATCAAATTCAAGATAGCCTAAAAGTTTTCTTTCGTGATGAATCACAGTTGCGTGATTAGCACCAAACATATCTGCTATGCTAGTGTATGTTTTATTAAAATGCTTTCTAGCAAAGAAGTAAAACATTCTTCTAGCACCAACCACCTCCATCTTCCTTGACTTGCTGTGGAGTTCAGAAGGTGTTATGTTGTAGTGCTTACAAACAGCAGACTTAAGAAGCTCCATTCTAAAGCTCATTACTCTCCACGTTTATTGTGTTCAACAATTCTTCTTCAGTAATGTTAGAGTTTTTAGCTAACAACGATAAGTGCTTTAATCTTAACATTGTAGGGTTTTCTAAATACTTATCTATTGTAGTGCCACTAACTCCTGTTATCTGACCAAACTTTCTTTTTGATATTCCTTCAACTCTCATAAGAGCCTCAAAACTATTTCTTGCTTTTTTCATTTTTTCTATTTTTAACTATTACTAATTCTGTTCCAAATTCTAATCTATAAGTTTCTGCTATTCTTTCATCACTTTCCAACATATATAGTTCAACAAACTTTTTTTGTATTTCAGTTTCTTTACCCATATCTTTTAATTGTTTTCTCGTGATTGCTACAATAGCACCCTCTTTAGTTAGTGCGTGTTTTCTAATCGCCATATTTAAACATTTTATTAAACTGTTCTCTTGGGTCTTTCGATATGTAATCTTCCCTTAACTTACCTATTAGGTCGTAAGCCTCTTGATAAGTTAAGTGTAAAAGGCTATCGTCTATATCCTTTATCACTTGAGGTTCGTAAGGGACACCTGCTAGTAAGCCTTCTATAATAGCTATCTGACTATTACTGATAGGCTCATCTGCAAGTATATCGTCTATCCAATCAAGATTATTCATTTATCATTTCATCTTGTCCATACAAACCTTGCTCATAAAAACCTGTAAGCATTAGAACAGCTCTTGACTTTGCACGTTTCTCTGCCATAGCAACAGGAAACTTACCTGCAAGACCCATAGTGTTGTCAGAGCTACTCTCTCCAAAGGTTTCTGTTTTGGTTTGCCCAATCTCTTTTCCTTTGGTCATAAAGGCAGTGCATCGCATTACCACCCAATCTCTTTCCATCACTATTGGTTCATACTCTAACTGTATTCCACGATTGCTAACAATCTTGTCTATACCTGTTCTTGTGATAATAACAAATCCACGCTTGTCTTTATACACATCTTCTTGAACTAGACCGTTTTCTGTAAACAATCTTCTTAACGTTTCTTTTTTAGTTTCTGTTTTAATTTCTGACATAATAATTAGTTTAAAAGGTTTTTCATTCGTGATTGTAATATTGCTAATGATTTGATTGCATAGTCATATGCAAACGCTTTTCCACGACAGAACTCTGCCTGTGTGTTATCGCCTTCTGAAATCATATCTGCTTCTTTTAGGTAGGAGTCCTTTATAAGACTACAAATTTTTTCTATTTCATCGTCTATCATAAGGTTTACATCTCCTAGTTTGACTTTTTGAACTTTAATTTCTTCCATATAATTAGGGTTTAAATGTTAATAACTGATGCAAATATACAACAATTATTTATAATACCAAATAAAAATATAGAAAAAAGTAAAAAAACTTTTAAATACTAGAGTGTATTCTTGTGAATTATTTTTGAGCCTAAGTCCATTGGAATAAACAATGCAGTCTTTCCACCGTCAAGAACTATACCACAACCAAGAGTAGGTTTTTTAGGAAAGTTTTTACCATAGCTAAAAGCCATAGCATCTACATCAATACCACAGCCTACATTCATTCCAAAGATTAAATCATTACGAGATGCCATATAGTTTACTCCACCAAAAGAATGACAGTGACCTATGACTGTTGATTGTCTATTGGCTGTTGCTCTATTGACTGCTGCTCTTGCTCCTGACGAGCCTGTTCCGTGTTCATAGATAACATTGTCTATTTCCCAATTAAGCTCCCACTTCCAACCTTTTGGTGCTTTCCATATTTCTTCGTAAGACTTTAAAAACCTTTTTGGAATACCTGCTGTTGTTGCTTGTCGGAATGGTAGTGCAGAATGATTTCCTACACAAACCTTAACGTCAGGAAATGTAGAATACCACACCTCCATAGCTCTTTGAGCTTGTTCTGCCTCACTTTCTGCGTTAGGCATATCTGTAAGCTTTTCGTGATAAGAGAGTGCAGCGTTATCTACCTCATCTCCAATGTGTACTATTTCTGAAACACCAAATCTATCAAATACTTCATAGCAAAAGTTTCTGTAATCAGGGTGGCAGAAAGGCTCGTGTGTATCTCCTATAATTCCTACGCCATTATTGCCACGATGTTGCTGTATTAGTTCGTATTCTTTTTGAGTCAGCCTTGGTCTATACAGTTTCATAATGTTGCAATTTAATAAAAAAACTCAACAAAAAAAAATAGGGAACAATAAATGAACCCTATTTCCACATTTTCCCCAAAATGATTACAATTACGTCAATTAGAAACATAAGTGAACTACAAATGTAAATAAATAAACCTTTACCTACCAAACTATTTTTTAACTTTTTCGTATGAACGACCACCAAAATATGCTCCAAAAGCAGTAATCGCTAGTAACTGCCATAGGTCAATCCAAGAACCCTTAATGTCCATATCTACATAGCCAAAGTCAATTAAGGTAAACACAGTAAGCACGAGCAATAGGAAAGCTAAAGACAATGGTCTTATAGATTTGGTAAGCCAATTACCATTCATATCAGCTTCCCAACGTTTAGTAACCTCAATCTGTATGCTCTTTTCAAACTCGTGTATAGCTTTGTTTATCTCGTTCTTCACAAGCTCTTTTTCTTCTGCAGACGTATGTATCTTGTCAATAGCATTTCCAACACTATCAACTAAATCTTTTGCACCACTACTAAATATTTTTCTTAATATACTCATATCTTTATATTTATCTTTATCTTTATTATATAGGGTATAAACAACCCTACGTGAACCCTTTAGCAAGGGTTAAATATCCATAAAATCATTTATATGCTTATACTCTATAAAAACTTCTTCGCCTTTCTGTAGAGCCTCGCAAATAGGTTTATAAATTCTTTTGTATGCCTGTGTAGATTTTCCTATAAAACCACCTGTAACTAACGAGTTGTTTTCCTGACTATCACCAACGAGTAAACAGCCTGAAGTATGTTCATCAGTATTTCCACAATGTATAAGAATATACTCAAAGTTAGGAACATTAGTGATATGAAGCATACCATCGTGTATATCAGGAAATCTTTTACTATACTTGTTATGAAATCCACCCTCTCTCCTTAGTTTTATCTCATACCTTCCGTAAGGTATCATTGTTTCGTGCTTTACCTTGACAGCTCTTTCTTCATCTTCTAGCGTGTAGCAAAGAAAGTCATAACCTATCCAAGTTTTTTCCAACAACATTCCGTTGGTGCTATCAGGAGATATGTTGTAGCGTAATACTACTAGCTCCATTATCTCTTACAAGCTTTACAAGAGCCTAAACAAACGTTTTTAAAAGTCAAATAATATACTATTTTACAAACTAGATTTTTCATTTTTTTTGTTTTATAAATTCTAAAATTATATCTATCTTTTTTTTCATTTCCTCAATATTGTCTGCTGCTCTTTCGTGATGACGTGAAAATTGATTCTTCACCTCATAAAGCGAAAAAACTAGGAAACGATATAGAGCATATAGTGCGCCTAGTAATAAAACCAAAGGCAAACCATACCCTTCTATCAACTGTAATACCTGTTCCATTATCTCTTATGTTTACAAGTGTTAATTTTAGCTAACTCTTTTTCTAAGTCGTGTATCTTATCTTCACACTCGTTTATTATCTTAATCTTTTTTTCTAATCTATTTTCTAACACAACAATATCTTCATCAAGTTGAGCTATTTGACTATAAGCTATACCCATTGTAAATATAATACCAATTATCCAAATAATATTTCCAACTGATAATGTTAAGTCTTTTTGTATCATTTTCCTTGAGAATTGTAAGGTTTTTTATATTGAGCAGTTCCTTTGGTTCTGCTTTTATTCTTTGAATGTATTCCCTTTCTCTTTACTTTGGCTTTCTTTCTGTATGTAAACGATATTCCTTTAGCCATTTCTAGTAAAAAAATAAGCAACCAAAGAGCCAACAACGATAGTCCACAAACCCCATAAAGCCTTTTGCATATTCAATCTAGCAGACGTGTTTTTATTCACTCTAGCAACAACACCTTTATCAGGGTCAAGAAGCTGCTTAGTAAGCATATCTAACTTCTTATCCATATTATCTAGCTTATCCTCCATAGAGTCCATTCTTTGTTTCATAAGTGCTATCTCTTGTGCTGCTGTTGATCTTGCCATTTTTATATTCCGTTTCTATCGCTTATGTTATTTTCTGCATTAGTTAAGTCTGTTGAGTTAATCTCTCTATCCCAAACAGCAATTTCATTTATTGCACCGTTAAACTCTGTAGTTGAAACATCTCCACTACCAATTTGCGTTATATCAAAAAGGTCTGTTACATCTGTTACAACAGCACCTACTTCTGATTTATTTATTCTTACCTTAAATCTTCCACCTGCCTCTCTAATGCAGGTAAGTAGAAATTGTGAAGTAGGGAATGTTGTTCCCATAGGATTTATGTCAGACTGAACTCCATTAGCTTTTAATGCTATTCTGTTATTAGCTCCACCTCTATACATTTTTATTTGGTCATTACCACCTTTTCCTAAAGGAGCTTCATTACTTAAGGTTGCTGACTCGGCAGGATCTATGGCTATAATTACTGTAAAAGCACCCAAGTTTATTTGAGAACCTAAAGTTAATGTATTATGCCCTTCAAAATCAACTGTTAATGCACCACTATATCTAGGTTTTTTTGCATCGTCTGATTGAGATGCATCATTATTGTTGCCACTAATATCCTCCCACTTTGAAATACCATCAGTATCGTGAGTTATAAAAGACTGCCTTCTAAACCAAAGCTGAAGTCCTGTGATGTCTGTACATTGAAAAACGCCTGATGCGTTTGGTTTTAATCCTAATCTATAACTAAGTCCTAACATATTATCCTGTATATACCACTTCTAATGTAGCGTTAAACCTTGCTGTTGTTGATGCTGCAGCACCTGCAGATATAGTAATTATAATGACATCTCCTGCTGAGAATGTAGAAGAAGAACTCAAAGAACCCACCTCAAAAACATCAACATTGGCTGTTCCACCACCAACCTCAGAAGCAGTATCGCCTAATTGAGTTAGTGCAAATCCTGTTGAACTAGCATCTGTAGGTGTTCCTTTGTAAACCTTAAAGTTAACAGTTCTACTGCTTGTTGCTGCTACAAGACCAACAAAGCCACTTACATAACCTGCTCTAGTGCAGTATAACTGAGCTTGTGCAACAGCATCTTGTGCATCAGCAGTAGGATTAGTAACTGCTGTGTCCCAAAGGTGTGTTGCGTTTGCAGCATAAGTTGGTGCATACTCGTTAGTGTCAGATTTACTAAAAAATCCTGTAACCCTAAATTGTTGACTTCTTCTAAGATTGTCGTCTGCCCAAGTTAAATTATTACTACCGTCTTTTGTTAAGACAGTATTTGCAGAAGCTGTGCTAAAGTCCTTTGGAACGTGAAGCTGACTGTTATCTAATCCACTATGTTCGTTACTTGCCATATTATGCTGAAGCTATAAATATTTCTACATCTACATCGTTTGATGCAGGATTTACTTGAATACTAGCTATGTCAGCCATTGTTCCAAAGCTAGGACTTGTATCTGCTTCTGAAAGCATTAAGTCGTCAGGAGAGCCTAACATATGAGATTCTCCTGCTGCCAACCTAACTTGATAAAGAGTTGCAGCACCAACAACAGCCAACTCAATAGAGTTTGTGTCATCAAGATTTGTAACTCTAATATACTTTGCATCTTCTACATCAATAGCATTATCTGATGCAAAGGCGTTTCCGTTAAATGTAGCAATAGTAGTAGTTTGACTGTTTACACACTTTACTATTCTTTTAAAAACCTCATTTATATCTGCAATAGTTAGTGTTTTTGTTCCACCATACTGAGTTCCACTCAATGTCAATGCTTCTGAAATAGAAACTTCTAATGTTGCATTTGTTACTGTACTCGCCATATTATTATCTGTTATATCCTATTACTACTCCACTTGTAAGTGTTATTGCTGTAATATTAAGCATTAACAATGTTCCTGCAGGAAGTGTTGTTTGTAAACCTGCTGCATTTGTAACTTCACTATCGCAAGTTATTGAAGAAACAACAGTTTCAGTAACACAATAAATGCAGTAAAAGTCTTTACTTGTATGAGCATTAGTATCACTAATAACCTGAATGGTTTGACACTCACCCAACATTCTCATTAAAGCAATATTGTCATCTAAAAATTCGTAAGCCATTTTATTTATTTTTTTTAATTAATTTTATTTCAGTTATCAATTCTTCTTTAAGAATATTTAAGAAGTTTACTAATTCTTCTTCATTTACATTGTAGCCACCACCACCGTGTTTTCTTCCACACATCCAAGAGCCATCAGGCATCTTGTGTTCATAACCATCAGGACACTTTGGGTTTTTTCTAACGTGCTGTGAGTTATCTGTATCTTCCATAGCTTTTTTCATAGGGTGGTCTTTAGGTAGTAAATCCGTGTCGTGTTGCCCTCCTTGAAACCTTCCCTTACGCATAACAAACATAAAAGAATTTACACGAGCATATGCCCACTGCTCCTCAGATTTTACATTCGGTCTAACCGACTCTCTATTTGTACGGTAAGCACCGACACCCCTATCAAATACTTTCTCTAATTTCTTGTAGGTAACTCTTGGATTCCAATCAACCTTAAGGTCTTTTACTTCCTCATTGTGTTCCTCAACTTTAGCCTCAAGTCCCTTCTTTACTGTTGGACTAACATTTTTCATATTATCTTTTCTTCCTTCTAGTTTTTTAGTCAATTCAAGAATAACGTCTTTCATTCCTCTTTCTCCAAGATTTCCAATAACACCCCATTTAATTTGCGCAACAACACCTGCCACGTTACTAAGATTTGGCTCTGTATCTCCTTTAAATTTTTGACCATCTCTAAAATGTCTTTTTGCCCAACTTTCCCTTTCTTTTATCCAAGCTCTTATAGCTTCAGTATCTTCTCCGTTTCTTGCTCTACCCCAAAGCATAAAAGCTTCGTTACCTCTAATGTTGCCTCCTGCCTTCCATATTTTAGGCTGTTGCTCTTTTAGATTTTTAGCAAACTCATAACTAAACTGCTTTTCTTCGCTGTTACGCAAAGAAATCTTTTTATCATCTCCTTTCTTTGGAAAATTTGTTGCCATTAGTAAAATATTATTCCGTTCATTTTTTTAGCCATATCGCCATCTAAATCAGGCATAGACATATCTCCATCTTGACCAAACAAAGGATATTCATTGTTTTGGTCATCGTGCATTATGTAAGCTATCATATCATCACTCAAAACCTGAGCCTTTCTAAAAGTATCAGACTTCATTTGATTAAACTGCTCTGCACTAGCAGCACTACTAAACTCAGAACTATTTATAACAAGACCTGCTGACGTTGTGTTAAACTGTATCTCATTCATTACCTCAAATCTAACATACCAAGCTAGTGCAGGTTTTAAGTAATGAGTTAATAAATCACTATTTGCAGTAGTCAATGTACCTCCGTGATTTTGAGTTTTCAATTCCTCAAACATATCTAAGCCTAACATAGGTTTAATGTGAGCAAGTTCTGCAATAGTAATAATCTCATCACTTATCAAAGCTAAATCAGTAGCTTGGTTTGTGAATGATTTTGTTACAACCTCTGAAGCTGTTATTAGATTATTGTATTGTCTTACGTTTGCCATTATAAATTTTTGTTTTGTCGTTCTACTCTAATTGTCTGTCTGTCAGAAATCAACAACTCTCCATCTGCAATATCAGGAAGATCTTTGTTGAGCATAGCTCTTTGCTCGTTAATTGTAAGAACCTGTTTAGGGTCTATATCAGAAAGGAATGAAATAGGAGGCTCGTAAGCAACTGTTAAATCTTCAGTATCTATTCCCATCTCATTTGATATAACTCTCTTTATAGGGTCTAAAAGTATGTTTGTTGTATCTCTAATTACAGTACTCATAGCAAGGTCGTAAGCTATTCTGATCTCACTACCTGTGTTGTTCATCTTACCTGATGAAATTATACCACTCAAAGCAGGTTGCCATCTGTGAGCAGTTATAATGTTTTGATCGGTGAGTTTCTGTAAATCTAAGAAGTCACCATCTTCCTTGTTGTTAATGATTTGAACATCAGTACCTCTACTGTCATCTCCATTCTTTACAAGGAATAATATTTTTGAGTTATTACCACTTCCTGTTAGTGTGTCTTTAGCAGCCTCTACAAATTTCTCTGCTTCTGCCTCTCCAAAATCACCATTAACAGTAACAATAGCAGAAGGACTAAATCCATTTTTAAAGTTTGTGTGGTTAAACTTTCCTATTTCATAATCTATTGCAATATGCTCCAAAGCAGCTACATAATCAGGCAAACCATAAAAGCTAAATGTACTTTCATAGTCCTTGTAATGTATTATAAATCTACTGTTAGATACATTAGGATAGATTGGTATTCTTTGTGTTTTTTCTTTAAACTTTCTTTGATTAGACCAATCAGGGTGAAAGTAAACGTGCTTTTTGTTTTTGCCTAATCTCGCAGTCGAAGCGTCTTTATGATAAAAGTTAACACCACCATCATATATAACTCCCTCAAGATAAGCGTTTCCATAAGTAAAATAATCATCAGCTAATTTTTTAAAGCAGTCTTTTAAACTCTCTCCGTTTGCATTTACGTCAGATATAAACTCTACAAGCTCTTTATTGTCAGACAAAAAACCTCCACCTGTTGTGAAAGTTGTTTTCTGTGCCAATACAGAACGATGTGTTGAAGATTGTCTTTTTAGCTCTGCTAAATATTGTGGGAAAAGATTGTCTGCACCAAATGGAATCCAATCATCTCTTAATCTATCCAAGTCTTTTACCTCTGTATTTACTTCAGGCGTGGATAGGTTTACAAAAGCATACTTGGTATTAAAGTTGCTCGTTATCTGAGATTTCTGAATCTTTGACCTTTTTTGCTTTTGACTTGGTTTTCTTTGGTTTTGCATCTTCTTCAAATTCTATATTTTTTGTGTGTCCAAGCTCATAGGCTTTCTTAAGTTCTTCCTGTGTAGCTTCTGCCCACATAAACCCTTTCATATTACTGAAACGAGCTTCGCCTTTTTTAATCTTTGCTTTATACATATTGCGAATATAATAAAAAAAAGAAGGAAAGGGGAAAATCCCCAATCCATTCTTTTTAAGTTAATTATGCTATTGAGTATGAACCGTCAGAAGCATCAATAGTTACAGCAGGAGTAAGTAAGTATGGTAACTCACCTGAAGTAGCTGTAAATGTTAATGTTACTCCGTTCTCATCTCCTAAAGCAGCACCTGTTGCAGCTTCAACACCTGATAGTCTAGCATACATTTGGTCGTTTGCAATATCTCCTGTAAGAGAGTATTTGTTTGAAAGACCAACAACATAAGTTACATCATTGAAGTCAGTAGCAAAAACAACTAAGTTTTCATTACTTAAAACATCAATAGCAGACATATGTGCATCAGACATATTTGGTATATAAGCAGAGATAGTGTGTTCAAATAAAATTGTTCCACCCTCTTTTGTTCCTGTGCTAGTTAGTGAGCCTGTACCTTGCTTAAGTTCAAACAACTTAACATTCGATTCTGTTATAGTAGATATTGTGTGATTTGCAGAAGAATCAAATGCCACAGCACTAATATCGCTAAACAAGCAAACACCCAAGTGCTTAAGACCACCTCTCCTTTCCAAGTCGGAGTGAACAACGCTAATTTTTTCTATTGCCATTTTATTATTTTTTTAAAAGTTAAAATATAAGGGGGTGTGTTTCAACCCCCCATATTATATTAATTAAGCCATATTATCAGGTGTGTAGTACACAGCCAATTTAGCATCTTTCAATGCACAACCGATTGAGTAAGCTACACGGAAACGATATTCTTTGTTATCGTTAGAGTACCACTGCTCTACTGAGTTCTCATTGAAGTCAGTTGCAACAACGAAAGCATCTTTAGTAGTTAACATAGCTCTGTGAGTTTCAGCAGCGTTAGAAGCACCATTGATGTTTGCAACGTTAGCAGCAATAGCCACATCCCAATCTCTACGAACAATGATAGGAATACCTCTGTAAGTTAATTGTTGAACACCATTAACCATAGTACCGTAACCTGCAGCAGCAAAGTTAGAAGATTCTAAAGTTGCAGCCATATAGTCATCAGCAACATCACCTGAAACAATGTAAACGTGATTTCCTGCCTCTAATAATTCAGGAGCTGCAGCATCATAAAGACCTTTTAAAATCTCAAGACCTTTACCTGAAGCTAAAGCAGCGTCAGAACCTTGAGAAATAGTATCTCTGTTGATTTTGTTTGCAGTAACAGCGAAAGCTGCATCAAACAAGCCATCAAAATCTCCAAAAGCGCCTGAGCCTGAAGCATCAGACAACCAAAGGTGCTTGTTAAAGTCAGCCTTAACACCTTGACCAATCATTTCTAATAAAATGTTCTTAACAACAGTTCCATCAACATTATCAAAGTCGTGTCCACCTCTCATAAGTTGACCTTTGATTTTGTTGTATAAAGAATCTCCTGCAAAAGCAACCTCTGCTTCTCTACGAACAGGAGTAATTGTTACTGTGTCGCCTATCTCTCCTGACTCTCCTGCGAAAGCTGATGAAGAAAAAGCGTTAGTGATTCCACCAATAGCCTTGAACTTATCAACAACGATTGTTCCTGATACGTTAGGCATAATGTCCATATAGGACATATAATCTTGACCCATAAATAATGGTTCTAAAATATACTTACTTACGTCATACGACTTTACAGTAGGTAAACTTGCACTTGTATAAGTTGCCATAATTTTCTAATTTTTATTTAATTATTATTTTAATATTGATTTAGCGAAAGATTCCCACTCATTTACCACAACATCACTTTCGTTGATTGCAGGGTCTGTGTCAGCCTCTACGCTTGTTTCAGTAGCTTCTAATTTTGCTAATTTAGCCTCCATATCAGAAATCTTGTTAGTTAAGTCAGTGATTGTACTTTCTTTTTCTCCAACAAGATTAGCCAATTCTTCTTTTTCTTCTCGTAAAGATATAGCATTTTCTTCAAGCTCCTCGAACTTGTTTACCACAGCTTCATTGTCAGAAAGAATAACAGAAACTTCTTCAACAGGAGATGAAACTTCCTCTCCTTTAACAGCGTTTAAGATTTCTTCTTTAACACTGTTGAACCAAGTTTTTAATTCTTCGGTCATCTTCGTTTTATTATTAGTTAAACTTAATTTATCATTCACCTCTTTTTCGTTTACATTTGTAAATTTAGAAAGGTCAAATGTTGCTGCTATCTTCATTGGCTCTGTTATATTGTTTACAAATCCAAGTTCGATAGCTTCCTGACTTGATAGCCAAGTTTCTTTATCCATCATATCAGAAAGCTCATCATATGATAAGTCTGTCTTTCTTTGATATATCTCGATAATTTCATCTTTTATCTTGTCAAGTAAATCAGCAGTCTTACGCATATCTCCTGCCTCACCTGCTGATTGTCCAAATGGGTTGTGTATCATAAAAAATCCGTTTTCTGACATTTCAATATTATCTCCTGCCATCGCAATAACAGTAGAAATTGATGCAGCTAAACCTTCAATCTTAATTGTTACATAACCTCTATGAGAACGTAAAGCGTTGTAAATAGCAAGACCATCAAAAACACTACCACCAACAGAGTTGATTCTCAGTGTAATGTCGTTATCACTTACATTCTTTACTTCTTCTATAAAGTTTTTAGCAGAAGTTCCAAAGTCACCTATCTCATCATAGATAGATATTTCAACAGGACTACCGTCTGCTCTATTTTCTATTGAGTACCATTTATTCATAACCACAAATATATTGCTACTTATTTATCTATATACGAAAAACTTTACAATATTTATATTATATTGTTTTCTCTTTTGCTTTTCTTGCTTTCTTTATAAACTACATTTTGACAAGTTCTGTCTGAAACATCGTACTTTATGGATAAGTCCATAAATGTATGTGTGCTATGACCGTTGTTGTCTTTTAGTATTTTATGAAAGTCAGATATAATCATATAGTTCCTTAATCTTTTAGGCTCAATAAGACCTTTTTCAATTAAGTGAAACACAACATTCTTTATACCTGCATCTTCAGAATACCTAGTCCTGATTTCTTTATACATCAAATCTAAAAACTCATCAATCACTTCCTTCTTATTTTGTCTTATAGCCATAGTCTAAATATACTAAAAAGTAGCCTGACTTTCAATAGCAGATACTTTGCCTTGTGTTTTTGTTACATCACTTTCTACCATCACAACTCTTTGAGATATTTGTGCTTGAGAAACAATACTTTGAATGTCAGGTAGCTGACCACCTCTAGCAAACTTCTCTCCACTATTCAAAATACCACCATCAGCAAACTTAACACCATTACCGTTATATGAGTTTATGGCAGAAAGAACAGGTTTAAACATAGATGTAGAACGCTTGTTTATGATAGCCTCCCCACCTTCTGCCTCCATTATTCTGCCACCTACTGCAAACTTTACACCACCATTAGCGTGTGAGTTTCCTTTAAACATTCCACCTTTAGTAAGACCACCTTTAGCAAATTGACCACCCTCTGTTACAGTCCTAGAATCTCCACCACCAACACCACCAATACCAAACATAGATAAGGCAGAAACTACTGCTGCAAGTGTTGCTGCAATAGCTGCTATGTTCATTGGGAAAAGTTGTTTTGACTGTTTAGCAACACCTGCAGCTCCATCTGTCAACGCTTCCTTTGCATTTGCTAAAGCTTTTATCTTTGAAGAAGCAGCTTCTATATTGTTTGCTAATGTAGCAGCTTGAGATAACTTGATTCCTATTTTAGTAAGTATGTGATTCTCTCCCATAATCTCACCAAGACTTTTCATTTCTGAACCTAAATTACTAACCTCGCCAACAGTTTCTTGAAACCTTTGTCTTTGAATAAGACCTAACTCTCTTTCGGTATCTTTTATTTTAATATATATAGCCTCATAGTCTGTAGCGTATTGATCGTGCAAATCAAGTTTTTTTCTTAAAAACTCAAGCTCTGCCTGAAGCTGCAGACCTTTCATAATTGCATCAGAAGTACCTGCATCTGCAAGTTTTTG